CAATCAACCCAACGGCGACTGTCCACCATAGACGTACCATAAGAGGACGTTCCTTCAGTTGGGAGCAAAACAATTTCACATTCGTAACTAGCACCAATAGATGCTAAGCCAGTATGCCCAGCAGGGATTGTAACTTCGCCGTCGCTTACAAACAACGATTCACCCTTTTCCCAATTGCCGTCATTACGGCGAACTGAATAATTAACAAACTGACCGTCAAACCTGTCCAGCCCGTCAACGACTACTGCATCCCCTTCGAGCAATACCGACTGAGCAGAATCGTGTTGGTAAACGGTGAAAACAGACTCGCTGTACAACTCTATGTAGTTAACGCCATTCATGTTGGTGGTCATCCAAATGACTGAACCGTCAGGATCACCCGCCCCCGCAGCTGACTCAATAGATGGTCCAGCTGAAGTTGGTTCGTGCCGATAATGCGCCCGCGCCTCGTTTGGCAAAGAATAAACGTTGCCCACCATACCAGTAGTGGTAAGGGACATCAATTGGTGATAGGGTTCATCGACGTACACCAATTCATCCACGCCATTTTTAAACAAATGGTCAGCAGTGATGGTAATGTCGCGGGAAACCCAAATATTGCGGTTAGTGCCGCCATCGCGTATTGCCTGTACGCGTTGGGGTGGTCCTTGTATGTACATGACTTCCTCGCCCACCATAACAGGGTCTTGGTCAATAGAACCCCAATTAGATTGCCGAGAAAACGAGAAATCAGTAGGGGTTATAACACCCGCTTCGGACGTCCCAATGTACTCGTTGGTTGACGTGCCTATCAACAACTCTTTGTGTCCCAACATCCAACGGATAGTACCCGCAATAGACAAAGGGAAATACATGGGGTCGCTAGACACCTGCTGGGAATTGTCACTGTCGAAATCTAAATAACCGGACGAACGTGATGCCCAAATAGCATTGGGCTTGTTGAGACTTCCCCCAAACCACAAACGACCTTGATGTATAGCCGCTGTTCTGGGGTAATCACCCACAAGCCAGCCAGTGGCGGGTTCTTCCCAATCATCAAGCGCCGATATTACGGAGAAAACCCATCCGTTAGTTTCGATAGACAAGACACGGGGTTCATATTTTTGATGGGTTATGAACAACTGTTCTGTTCCGGCATCCGACACGAATGATAAATTGCTAATATCATCTTCGTCGTATGGGGAATCCCATTGGGCATAAGTCCCAGCTACAGGAACTTCAGAAAACACAACGTCAGAAACCCACCCAAATAACAAAGCCTTCTTGACCTCTGTTGAATCGTTAGACGCAATAGGATTGCCAGTGTCTGGCAATTTTATGTACCAATCCATCATCAACCTGTCGTTGCCATCACCATTGGGGATGTCTTCTGGTGCGAAAGCCGCAGTCGTGATTTCGTATGTTGTATCTAAAGACTCGATCGGTATTTCATATTCCAAAGTAGCTGCGGATAGAGGACTTGTGTAGTCCCTGTAGCCTCTTCTTACTTTAACCACCAAAATATGACCGGTCTGAGTTGTGGCAACTCTGTCCCTGTCATCGTTTAATTCTACTTCAGGTACAGGTTTTCTATTTAGAGAACCGCTACCCTCTTCTGAGTCTGAAATGTTATCGGACTGCTGTGGGAGATCAGCGTCGTTGGGACACTCATATCTAAACTTAAAAGTAAGTATATGATCCGCCGTTTCGTCCCAATCGTCTCTGTCTCTATTTGGAGCTACCCTCATGGTGTTGAATACGTACTGGTGGGGATCTGAAGTGTCCTCACGGTTGTATTGTATGGTGCAACCTCGATATCTACCATTGACGTCCACGGGGGAACTGTGAAACCTCTTTTTCCCCTGATCATAGTTGTTAACGTAATCACCCGCTTTGTCTTGAGAACCTAAACCAGAAGGCGCACCACGAACATTTCGTACGGCTGACAAATTTTCAGAGTAAAGAGTAGAGTCATAAGAATCAAAGCTATAAGTACCAAATGTAGAGTTGCGGAATATTGCGAATTTCCAACAATTCCATTCCTTGTCGTTACTTTTGTTTTCAAAAGTATCGTTGTCAATAAGATTGTTTATGACCGAACCAGAGCCTAAGGCAATCGTCACATTTTCTTCATCACGGTTGTAAACGGTTACATGGTTTTTGCCAAACTCCACCCCGTAATCATTCCCTTGATTGTTAGGAAACGTTGTGATCCTAGTAGCCCCTTCTGTGTTGGAGGCATCCGCAGCGTAGACAGAGCCAGAACGGGTTTTGACAGAACCTTGCAATGTTGGTATCCAATTGCGCATCAGCCCCACCCCCTTTTGATACACGGGCGTGTCGGTTTGCCCGCGCATCGAGGGAGAAATTTCACCTCCAAGGAAGCTGGTTTGGATTATTGCAGGACGTGCCATAAATCTATATCCCTAATCTATTGGAACGGTGTTGTTACGTTTTTTCTTGACCGCTGTGTCGAATTCTGCGCGAGCTTCCGCTACCCAAGCATCGATGTCAGCCTGTGGGTGGTAAGTTATAGTGTCGTTGTTGCTACCATGTGCATTCCATTCAGTCAAAGTTTTATACTCGCCAAACAAGCTAAACACTTCGGCATCAGTAGCTACAGTATCGGGAACTCTGTACACGTTGCCAGTGAACGTAGCATCACTGTCACCCAATGTCTGGTCGGTAGAGATACCAGCAAGTGCAAATACATCACCACCTGCTCCAATGCTATCTGATTGAACGGTTACAACATTGTCAGTGAACTGAGTATCATCATTGAGGTCACTGTCCTGCTTAGTAGCGTGGAGAATACCCTGATTGCGTTGTGTGTGTTTTGTACTGACCACAGCGCGGTTGTCTCTAATGGTTGCGTCAGTGTTGCCCTTAGCGTAGAAACTCGGACCATAACAATCCATAGCCAGATTATCATATATCTCTGTAGATGCTGCTGTAGCAGATGACGAGACTATGTATCCAACATAAATATCCCCCGCCACATTGTCGTATGCTTTCTGTGTATTACTTGCAGTGCCGTAACGAAGCGTGATTCCGTGAGGGGTGTTGCTAGCAAAATATTCAGCTTGTACCGCACAGTCTTTGACATACCCAGTGCAATGAGACGACATCCCCATCAAGTACCCGTTAGGGCTGTTACTCTTGATTACGTTGTTCTCTATTTTTACCTCGCAGCCATCATATTCGGGTGTGCTTATTGGGAAGAAGACTGTACACTGGTTGTTAGCAGGATTATCGAGTTCAACAAAGTTGTTTTTAATTTCGATGTAATCACCCTCTATGAAGGAGAGTATATTGAACTGCTTACTAATGTCGAGGTCAATCTTAAAGTTATTGTCCTCTATGTACATTATCCAACCATAATTTGAACCAGCGTCCACTGGTCTACCCAAGATGACATCTGCACCAGCAGGACTACCTGCCAAGTCGATACGACTATTTAGTATTTTAAGGGTGTGGTTGAAAACCTGATTAAGAAGAGAGCCACCATATATGGCTTGGTTGAAGTCATCGAAGATAAACTCACAATCGTCAATAACATCAAAACCATACTGAACTGCGGTAGATACTGCAAAGCTACTTGGGTTGCCTGTGAACTTACAGCTTGTAACGAACAAGCCTAACAAATTGGATGTACTACTAACGTCTAGCATTTTTGTTGTAGCGTAAGTAGCAGTGGAGCAATCAATATGGAAGCCTGTGACGTATCCATACCCGTCTGAACTGCCGCCGATAAAGAGAGTCCTTGTACCGCCCTCGGATTTTATTACAGAACCATACTTGGTTAGACTGAAGATTTTACCGCCTTCCATACTAGCATGAGTCGCAGCAATCTCCGTAGAAGGAGAGATACTAATCGCTGTATCATCATCCGTCAGCTCACCTGTAGCGTGTGCGATTGTCTTCCAAGGATTGGAAAAAGAACCGTCACCAGTAGTATCTGAGCCATCTTCAAAGTCGAAGTATTTTATAACTGAGTCTGTGGGAAATGGATAAGGGTCAACAGCCCAATACTGTGACCACATATCCGACAAAGCACCTGTGTAGCCCAAAGTCTTGAGCCACCTGTACTTCATGTCAGGCAATGCACCACTGTCCCCGCGTACTTCAGTGAAGAAATTATACCACAAGTCAGGGAGTGCCTTTTTCGCTGGGTTAGCACCCAATGAAATAAGCCACGCCTTGGTCATGGTCATCATGTCCCCTTCGGGGATGCCTAGGTTGATTAGATGTTTTCGTTTAGCGTCGTTTATCTGTATCATGCACTCAACCTAGCAAAATGTGTCTGCCCGACGTCGGGCAGATGGGTTTAGTCTTCGTCAATTGTTGCTTGTTCTTCGTCTTCTTCTTCATCTTCTTCGATGAAGCTTGCGTCTCCCGCGTTGATGTCAATGTCTGCGAGGGTAGCAGTTTCATTGAGTGAAGGGTCAACGTCACCAAGACCAACTATAGGCTCAGCAGACTCACCAACAGACGGATCTCCGGTATAGCGACCGCTTGCTACGGTTGCTTGGGCGGAAATCATGAGTTTCGCCAGAGTGTCTGCGTCAATGCGAAAATGGCGCATGATCTGGGTCTTTGTGTACTGTTCGCTTCTGAGCATTCGTATTAATTCGAATTTCTCATTATCGCGTATTCCGGAACGTAATTGCATTGTTTTATCTCTCGGTTAGAAAGTCCCCCCAACTAGGGGGGACTTTACTTGGAGCTGACTAGCTGGCAACAGCGCCAGTTTCTTCAGCTTTCACCCATACAACGTGCTTATCTTCAACGCGGACTGCGCCGATGTTAGCGTGTGAATAGATGATCCACATGAAACTTCTTGTGGGGTCTTGACCAACCTTAGATGAAATATCCTGATTGACCTGAAGACCAATAGCCTTCTTGCTCATTGCGAAAATGTCGCGTTGGTCGTTAGCAGGAGAATTCAAACGGGTTGATACCAGCCAAGAATAGCCCATCCAAGATTCCACATATCCTTTAGAGGTCAATGGACGAAGAGCATTGTAGTCACCAGAAGTCGCTTCGGTAAGCTGTAGCAGCTTGCGGGCGAAAGCAGGTGAAATAACAAAGACTTTTTCGATGTCTGGGTCAATATCATTAGCCATGAACTTCTCAGTCACTTGGGTAACCAAGTCAAAGTCGAAGTCGGTGGTGTAGTCACCAATGATTTGCGATGTTGGGAACGCAATATTGGCATCGGTGTTGTTTTCTGCAGTACCCGTAACAGCATCGATGATAACATCATCAAAAGTACGCTTCATTGCCATACCTTGACCATGAGCGATGTTGCTGTTTGGATCAACAATCATCATTGAAGGGTCTTCAATTTCGACTGAATCTGCAACGTGATGGACGCGTGGACGTGAAATCCTTCGATCCCAAGGTGTATCCATGAATGGGGTGTCAACACGACCAGTTGTAGCTTTAAGCGCTGTATCAACGGTGTTTTGAGTTTCCCAGTTATGGGCTTCTGAGTTTACGGCTTTTTCCATTACCCACGGTCGTAGGCGGGAAATGCCTTGTTGTGCTAGGTGACGGACGATGTTCTCGTAAGAACGTACCCGTACATTTGCGATAGTGATTGCCACTGTTTAGTCCTCCGGACTGATAAGAAAAGAAATTACAAATTTCGTATCAAGCTACCCGTAAGTCGAGACGGACTCCGTACTAGAAGTTTTGACTACGGACGGCTGCGCCGCTACCCGTTTTGCTACCTCATGTGATCATTCTACCACAAAAAAGACTCCCTGTCAACCCCCCTATGGCGACAGGGAGACATCTTTACCCTATTGACGCTTCGGTCAGCTGCAACATTTCGCGTTGAGCGGCTTCGTGTGCAGGGCTTTTCGCGTCCCAGTAAGGGTGATCTCTGTTAGACATAATCTCGTCAATTCTGACCTGTGCCTCATATGGGGAAGGCTTCGCTTCGATAGTTGGGTCAAGGATTTCGTTGCCCTCAGCCCCAATGGAATGAGCCAAACTATTCAACCAACGGACAGTTTCTGTTGGCATAGAGTTGTCTTTGAAAGAAGCTTTTAGATATTCGGGTGCTTCCATAATTTCGAGAAGAGCACTTACTTGAGAAGTCTTATCATCATAACTCAGACCCCAATCCTTCTTCAGCTCAAGAAGGTTGTTGAATTGAACGTTCTCGTTAGCTTCCTGCACAAGGGTAGCATTCTTCATGACGCCCTTCATAATCCCCTCATACTGGGATTGAGTAAGACCCAACTCATGGGACAACTCCATCATGACTTGATCATTTTCAGCTTCTAAGCCTTCAGGATTCTTATATGCCCCAGCGTCCGACGGCATGCCCATACGCTTGTGTAGGTCACGAACTGATTCTTGGCTGGTGAAATCAGGGGTGGGCATCAACGTTGGCACTCTTTCAAGTAGTTTTGCCTCAAAAGCTCTAAGGGCTTCCTCGCCAGCGTCTTCACTCGGTATCCTAATGGAGTCATTGAGATACCTGCCTCTCTCAACAAAATTTGATGCGAGTGCCTCTACGCTCTCAAAACCAGCTAAATCAGGAGAATCCTTGATTTCTTCTGGCAACGAGTCGCGCCAATTTGTGCCTGAGCTACCTTCAGCTCCTTCTTCTTCTTGCTTCCGTGGGTTAAGTTTCAATAACACGATCATACTCCAGTAGTGATGTTATATATGTGATTACTTCCCTTTGCCCCAGTCTAAACGCTGTTGTATGGGTGTCAGGGTCAAAAATGTCTACAGGATCAAATTCATCCCTCAACATAGCCATTGCTCGCTTCCCCCGTGGAGATTCGAAAACCTCACGGAATAAGTCTGCTTTCCTAATCAATGCCTCTTGACTGTCATTCAGTTGCTTCGACATCTTGTCCTCCTTCGGCGGTTTCTACAGCTTGTGCGCCCTCGCCAACAGCCTTAGCAGCTTCGCCCGCTTGTTGCATCTGGGCTACCTGTTGCTGTTGGGTGCGACCTTGGCGTATCTTATCGACAGTCTTCTTGTCATTAAGAAGCGCAGCAGAAATTGACGCAGACGCGGCAGTGTCCACAGCGAAAGCATCGGCATTAACATGATCCAATATAGGTTCTAGACTAGGATGCATACCCGCAATCTGAGCCATTTGACCTACCCACCCGAACGCGTCATTCATCTTCTCAGAACGTTGGGCGCGAGCCATTGGACCAGTGTAAACAATGTCCAAACGAGGAATGCCGTCGTCCGTCATTGCCTCCTCAGGAATGTTATCAATCTGACCACTGCGGTATAGAATCTTAAACGTACGCTCTACCAGCGGATTCAAGAAATCTGACTTCATGCGACCAAACGTTGGACCAAGTAACCGCTGCATGAGTTCATACCTCACCTGCACCTCGGTTGCTGTCATGGCTGGGCTTTCCTTGAGTTGGAGCTGGTCTACATAGAATATCTGATTGATAGACTGTTGTAGCTTCTCACGCTGCAGCTGACTTACGTCGAATCTGGCTCGCGACTCGTACGGCTTAACAGACCGATCCAAGTCACGGACTATCGACATTCCGGACGGCTGCAAATCGAGGTTAGAAAGTAGCCCGCGTTCCGTCACCAAGTTGGCTGGGTCAACTACTTTTTCGGTTGCCTTCAGAATGAGTTCCACTAAACGATTAACCGTGAGGATATCTGGAAGTGCAATCATGCCAGGACTGTTACCGTATTTCGATTGGTTGGTTTTTCTCCATCGTGGGACGTACGCGGGCATTTCGTAGTATCCACCTTCCTCGCCAAGCTGCTCGGCGGAATCGTGGAGTATGTATTTGTATCCATAAGGACGCTCTAACGGGCTGAGCTTCTGGAATGAGTCTTTATTATCTGCTTTCGTGTGCCTTGGGTAAATGCAGAATGTTACTTTATGTTTGGTGACCGCCGCTTGGTTGGTGGTCAACAACTGGGCAATCTTATCAGGCAGACCTTTTCGACCAAATTTTGATTCAATCTGCACTGCAGTCCACCGATATTGGCGGTAGAATTTAGACACCTGCCCAAGATGATCTTCCTCGAATAGTGCTTCTTTCAAGGGGACAGACTGGAAGTTCAATTCTTCGAACGTTCCGTTTTTAGTGACTTCCTCTTGGATAATGAAACCTGTGCCGTATGACGGCAAATCCAAATAAACCTCGTTCGCTTCTAGGTCGAAGTTGGAGTCCTGCAACGCGTGATAACAAGCCCTAGTAGCTTCTTGCGACCACTGCATTACTCGTTGTTTTTTCGCAACCTCTGGGTCACGGAATACGATATCGAACCATTGGTACGCTGGATTGGTAAGCGCGGAGTGTATCGACGAAGCGAGCAAATTGTTCGCCATCGGCGCGGTCGAATCAAAGATGCCTCTTTGGTCGTGCCAATCGATTGAAGTTTCATTGCTGTTTTCCCTCCAGAAGCCACCACGGAAAGGAACAATCAGTTTGTTGATTGTCTCCCATGTAGACTGAACGACGGATTGTTCGGACAACATCGTTTCATAGCCGAGTCGAATTTCATTTCCTTGCATTTTTCATTTCCTTCTGTTAATTCGGACTAGCTAAACTTACCAACCCAGATACCATGCCAATTACGGCTTAATTGTTACGCCACCTGCTTGGAAGCGACCGTAGATAGCAAGACCTGCACCAACTGTTTCCAGCGCAGCGTCACCAAACGAGCCAAGTAAGGCTACGTCACCATCGCCAATCGGTAGACCAAACAGTGTAGCAATTGGCAAGACTTGGGGGACTACCATCATAATGACGCCCCAGATTGTTTTACTTTTTAGAAAAAACTTCATACTTTTATCCTCTTGGTTAAAATTATTTACGTCTCATTTCTAGCGAACGTATTTGATCATCATGTTTGCCTAACCGGATGTTGATCCCAGCACGTTCTTGGTTTAGCCGCTGGTTGTGCGCCTCAAATTCTACGCGGGTTACTGATGCCCTAGTCGTCTCAACAAGCCTTTCGGTCAACTGCAATGTGGCTTCGCTGAGTCTTGTTACTTGAATGTTCAAGTCCCACAACGTTAACGAAGTCCACGCCAGCAATGGCACACATATCGTAGTGACCACTACTACCACAAACTCTCCTATGCTCTTGTCCAATTATTTACGTCCTTTGTATTCGAAACTAAAATGTACACAGTCTCTGTTTTTAAAATCGCCACCCCATCTTGCGTCGGGGTGCATTTTCTTCCATTTTTTGCCTAGTGGTTCATAATCCTTAGTGTTCCACGATACTCTACCACCTACAACCCTAAACAGATCAACAGCCAATTTGAGCCTGTGGACGCTGTTGAGTATGCCTTTTCCGCTTGCAGCGTATATCTCGGCTTGTTCCTTCGTTCTTAGTAATTCCGCACCAATAACCTCGTAATCGTTACGGAAGCACCACGTGATAAAATGACCCATGGTGCGTGTGAATTCTACTTGTTTTTGATTGAGTGTCATACGCTTCTCGTCACGCTAGGAACAGCACCGATGTCACTAAAGTTATTGCTATCATTATAAGGGTTGTCACGAACAGCACGAATAGCGTGGAAAGAAGAAACAGACCGAGTAGTTGCGCCGCCTTCATAATTCCAATCGACGGCACAATAGCGTACCATATCGGCATCATGCGATGACCAATCGTGTAATGGTTTGTCTCTGTAGATTTGTAGACGGTCATCATACTCTCTCCTGTAGGACGCAAGAGAGTTTAACATACCAGCGACCATTGGTCTATGGAAGTATGCAGTTCTCAGCAGTTTTCGCACTTGGTCAATGCCGTCAGCTACTGGCACTTTTTCCACAACATCAAAGGAAAACCCTAGGTCGTGGGCAAATTCTAATCTCGTTTTGCCCGACGAGAATTCATGCTGTTCTAAATCGTGTGGACCATGGTGTGAATCATAGTCATACGGCATACTACGTATATCCTTAATCCACACATCTAATGGTACGTTACGCTTCGACATATGGTCGATGAATATGGGAGCACCAGACTCGTGCCTTTGGGTGAAGCCAACCGACGTTTTATCGCGGAAACCCAAATCCCAGAACGTCTGAACCGACTTGTGAGGATTCCATGGGTAGTCACCAATACGACCTTCTTTCTCAGCCAATAATAACTCATTAGTAAAGAACGCACCTTCGAGTCCCGCGTCGGGGGAGCAATAATACTCCTGTTGTATCATATCCTCTGACATACC